TAAGTCATAGTAACTTTCCAAGCCGGTAAAGATACAAATTTATTCTTTCCGTAATATTGTTTTACAAATTTTTCAACTTTTGAACCCAACTTAGCATACATAAATTCGTTAAGTTTTCCTTCATTTATAGATTCATTAAAATAATATCTTGAGAATTGTGCTTTAAATTCAAGGTGTTTATCCCCTAGTCGTGCTCTATCCAATATACTTCCAATTGCATTTGGTGATAGTGTTGATGCTTTTTTAAAGATGTTTATCATAAATTTTTTATTACCTTCAAATTGTGATTGGCCTTTTTTATTAAATACTGCCCAATACCCTTTTGGTTTTTGTTGAATACGTGCAGTAACCACACCGCCGGCTTCATTTACGGATTCTTTTACTTTTTCATAATCTGTAGCTACGGTAGGATCAACGTGACCATCTTGAAGTCCACTTTCATCTTGACCTTTTTTCTTCTTTTTAAATGCTAAGGGAGTTTTGGGAGGACCAGCGCCACCATCAATGTTACCTGTCATTGTAGCTTCTTCAATCTCTCTTTTTATAAGCTCTCTTACTAACTTTCGTAATATATTAAGTTTTACAGACATGAGTCAGCTCCTTAATGAGTTCATAATATCTCATCAGTGAAACCACTTGCTTATCTTTTACTAATCTCCCTTTATAGACACTATCTAATTGTTTCATAGCCTCTTGAAGTTTTATCTTTGTAACTTTATTTTTAACTTTAGGTAAAAAAGTTTTTAACTGCTTTTTTATTTTATCACTTTCACTTACAATAAATTCTTTAAGTGAATTTGTATTTGAAATATTATTTATGTATTCTTTTAATAAATTTCTTTGAGCATTACTTAAAGTACTGTACTTCTTATTAAATCTTTCAACTAAAATTTCATAAGACAACAAACGTAAGTCTTTATCTTGCTTTTTAAATTGTGCAATCTTTTTAGCGGAACTATCTACTCTTTTTACAACTTTAGAAGTAAGATGTTCAACGATAGTATATCTATCATTTATTTTATCTGCTGGATTAAAAATAGTTGGACCAGACTCAGCTAAAAAAAGTCTATATATTGATGCATATAATTTATAATTTGGAATCCTAGCGCTAAAAAAATCTTCAACTTTATAATTATCTCTAATTTCTTTAATTAAATTATATTTTTCTCTTTTTAGTTTAGCATTCTGCAATTTTTTTCTATTACCAACAACTGCATCAATCAAATAATTAGCTTTTGATTCGGAACTATAATTTTGACTTACCAAAACTTCATATAGCTGCTTTTCTTTACCAAGTTGAGTTTTTTCATTAAAATATTTCTTTAAAATACTTGTTGACTTGGATTTAGTGTCATTTAAAATATCAGCAGTTATTTGTCTTGTCAAAAGTTCAAATAAAATCCCTGTATTTTTTATTTTTGAATGTTTCAATTGTCGAGCCATGTACTTACTCCATCTATTTTTAGTTGTAATTACTCATCTATAAATATATGAGTATTAAATTATTCATCCATACTACCATTATCTTCCTTTAATACCTCTTCTTCATATTCCTTCTCTACGTCCAAGGATTCAGATATAATCTTCTTATCTTCAGATGAAATTCCTGTTCCTAAACTCTTTTTAAGTGCCTCAAAGTGAGCTAACGCCATTCCATACTTAGGACTTACACTTCCTTCTTTCTTCATTTCATGTGCTCCAAGCGGATCTCTACCTCTCGCACTACCATCTTTTCCATATTTAGGTACTTCTTTAGGTCTTCCAGCGCCAGGCCATCCATCATCTGGAATTTCTAAGTTCAATTCTCTACCTGTTCGTCCAGCTTCAGTTGCAACTTTAGCAGCTTCTATAGGAATAGACGCTAGATCAACAGGAGTACCAATCGCTTCACCACTCTGTACTGGATCATTACCTTCTGATTCAATCTGCTCATATCTAAACTTACGTTTTTGATCTCTGATAACTCCGAGTCTTACATTCATCTTTTCTTCTTTTGAAAGATTAAATATGTTATCGTAAATCCATTCCGTAGGCATTAACATATTATCTTTCATATCATTCGCTAAAGTTACTTTATTACCCCACAATTCAATCTTCTCTTGTTCATAAATTGTAGATGGATTAGTTAACGTTAAATCAAAATCAACTAAATCTTCATCTTCATATCCTTGTGAATATAAATGTACTATTCCTATCTTCGTCAATTCAGATACAGTAATTCTCTGAATTCTTTCGATAGTACGAGCAAATCTTACATCTTCTGCTGCAAGTGTTGCCCTACTACCAACTGCTTCATCATAACCAAGAAAAGCTTTTGGAATTCTAAGTGCTGCCATCATTTTATTTCTTAAATATTCAATATCTTCTATTGCACCATACTCCATACCACTTAAAGTATCAATACTCGTTCCACTATCTCCACCACGAACTGGCATAAAGAAATCTTCAGTTAAATTCTGAATATTATATTTTAAATTATAATCACCAGTATCAGTATCTATAATTGGTGCCTTCTTCATCTTATTAATAATACGTTGCATATAATTGTCAACTTCTGCAGGTGGAATATTACCAATATCTATATTGAAAATACGTTTTTCTGGTGCTCTCATAATACGGTGAATTAACATAGCATCTTCCATTAATGTCAATTGTTTCCATACCTTCCTTGCACCTTCTAACATAGATTTACCATACGGTAAGTAATTAGAATCAGAAAGTAATCTAAAATGTGCTATTTCATAATTTTCAAAATCCTTACCAGCAGCTACTGCTGAACTATGAAGAGTTTCTGCAGCCTCCAATACAAATTTCACATAATGTGGATTCTCTGGATCTTCTCCCTCTACTCTAATAACATCATATGCAGATAAAGGAATTACATTAACAATTCCATACTTTTCTGCAACTTCAAGATGAGTGAAAAAATCACCATACTTACATAAGTTACGAACCCACGGCCATAAATTGAATTCTATGTTCAATATATCATAAAAAAGATTATGTAATATATCATGAACTTGCGGATTTTCTGTATTAATTCCTAATACTGTTCCATATTCAGATTTCATTGTGGATTCATCTGCATATACATCTAAAGCAGATGCAATTATTGGATCAGCATCCATTGCTTCATAATCCTTAAACAAACCAAGTCTTTGTGTTTGTTTAAACTGTGAGTCTGCCATTAAAGAACTACCATAACCCATATTAGAATATAAACGAGTAAATCTATCAGTTAGATACCTTCTCGCTACAGCCTGTACTTTATTAGTATCTGATATTTTTAAAGATCGTCCACCAACGTTTCTAACAATTACGTTAGTTGAAAATAATCTTTTTAATCTGCTAAAAATATTTGTTTCAGCCATTTTTTACCTCTTTATTTTATTAACCAAGTTAAATCTTCTCTTTTTTTCTCCGGACCTACATCCCAAGACCAAGAATCATTCTCACCGTCAACGGGAATATAAATTGGTTCTGCTTTTCCAACATGATTCAAAGCGTTTTTCTGTAAAGCTATCCCTTCAGCCCTTAATCTTAAAGCAGTATCTCTAACCCACAATCCTATACATAAACTAAGTACAAGATCATCATTATATCCTTTCATCGCTTCAGCCCGTTGATTGTTATATATAAATACAAACAACTCATCAATTAATCGCTGAGATTTTACTTTTATAGTCTTTTCTCTGAAATATTCTTCTAATTTAGCTATAACCAACGGTCTTGTTTTAGCAGTCATACTAAAACCAGGTACCATCTTTCTTTCCATACTATTAATTTTATTACTATATTGATTATGTACATCTACATACTGTAAATCTTTACTCATATAAAATAAATTACTATAATCTCTATCAATTGCCTGTTGTATTGCTGCCCAACCTATTGATGCATTCTCAATAACCAATAATGCATCATTATATTCTGTAGCTACATTAACACAAAGGTTTCCGAAATCACGAGTTGAAATTTTACCTTTATATTCTGCTACTTGCTCTAAATTGTCTATATCAATTACGTGAAGTGCTGAATAATCTGTTGCATCACCTCTACTAACATCTGCACTTACTAAATAATCTTTAGTGTAATTAGGTGGCTCCCATATCCAATAATTTGAATCAATTCCTCTTTTTTCCATAGGTTCTTTAACTTGAGTGTTAGTATACTCTTCTAATATTAAACCATCTATTACTGATTGTCCTGAAGTAATAAAATCACAATCACATTCTTGTGCAGCTATTGAAGGACCAAGTAATTTATCTTGCTCATCTCTCCACGTTTGATCTCTATCTGGATGTAATGACCAA